GCGAATTGAAAAAAAAATTATATGAAATAAACCAACAGTTATTTGAGCAGGATAATATTTTACAAAGATTAAATTCTGCAATATATGCAAAAAGATTCCATGAAGATATAGAAATTACAGACCATGCCATTGTGCGTTATTTAGAGCGGGTCAAAAATTTAGATATAGAAAAGATAAAAAAAGACATTCTTGATGATTTAACCATTGAAAAAATAAAAACCAATGAATTTACAATAATTAATAATAGTAAAGGGTATCAGCTAAGTCTTAAGGGTAAAAAAGTTGTAACTGTATTTTATGGTGATAATTAAAATGAAAGACAATCTATGTGCAATCTCATATTTTTGTAATGCAACTAATCATAAAGATTGTGTGTATTGCAAACTTAAAAAAGATAAATGTAGATATGAAAAAGATGGATATTGCATTTCACATGTAGCTAGAACAAATATGATAGTAAGAAATTACGAAATGATGACAGGAAATAAAATATAAATATATGTTTGAGGTAATCTAATGAATAAAAACAAACTCTTGTTTGAATTAAAAAATTTTAATTTTAAAAATATCAAAGGGTTTAATAATTATTTAATATCTAAAAATGGAGAAATCTACAGTTTGAAAAGAAAAAAGTTGCTATCATGGAATGTAAAAAAAGATGGGTATGCTATAATCGGATTAATGCAAAACCCAAAAAAAAGAAAGTTTTTATATATACATAGATTAGTTGGGTATCATTTTTTGATGGAAGTAAGCGGCAAAAATGAAATAAATCATAAAGATGGAAATAAGTTAAATAATAATTATAAAAATCTTGAATGGTGTACTAGAAAAGAAAATCAAGTCCATGCGTCACGAATCGGAAGTTTCTCTAAAATGAAAAAAGGTGAAGACCATTGGGCGACAGAGTTAAATGACATTAAAGTTATAAAAATAAAAAATCTATTAAGGAAAAACAAATTAAGTCTATCCGAAATAGCTAAACTTTTCAGCACAAATGTCAGAATCATTTCTGATATAAAGCGTGGCAAAACTTGGAATCATTTAAACTAAAGGAATAAAATATGAACCTAGAAGAACTCAAAGAAAAGTATTTATCTGAAGATTACGCACGGGAACAAAATTATATTTTATTCCGGGAAGATATTAAGGGAGTCCGGTATTATATCAAAGTTGGTGACGGGAAAAAATTATCAATAGCTCCCTCAGTAACTTCAATCACATCAAGAACCCGTCCATTGTCTCAATATTTGATTGACTGGATGATTAAAAATGGAGCCGAAAAAGCGGATTGGTTCAAAAAGCAAAGCGCCGATTACGGGACTTTTCTCCACGTTGTTTATTCTGAAATTATAACCGGCAAAATATATGAAATGAAAAAGGAATCATTGCTCGATAAAATGAAAATATTTTTTAGTAATGATGAGTATGATTTTGAAGAGTGCATGAGGTGGTACCGGCAAGAAAAAAGAGACATTCAAAAAGACATTTATTCTTTTTTGAGGTGGGTCAAAGATTATGAGGTTGAGCCGATTGCCGTTGAATACCCCATTATGTCAACGAAAACAGAAAAATGGTACTGCCGAGAAGTTGAAAATATAAAATTTGCAAACCTCCCAATATGCAAGCAAAAAAAGGGCGAAAATAAAACTTGCGAAGAATGTGAAAATGAAATTTCAATAATGGAGGTGGCCGGAGCCATTGACCTGGTTTGCCTGGCCAGACTTAAAAAAGGTGAAGACAAGCAAAGGTTAATAGTCGACTGGAAAACCGGGTTGAAAGCGTTTTACGATGAACACGCAATTCAACTTAAAATGTATCAAGATATGTGGAACAACGAAAACCCGGATTATATCGTTGACCAGATATGGAACTTTGCTCCGAATAGATACAGGTTGCCTTTAGGAAAAACTGCAAAATATTACAGCTTTAAAAATCAAACCGAAAATGAAGAAACTGAGCTTGTCGACTCATACCTTAAAATCTTCCACATGCAAAGAAAATATTTTAATTTTTCAAAAAGAGTTATGTTTTCTGATTTTGAAATAAGCAGTGAACTTGAATTGACTGATGAAAATGTATTCATTTCAACGGATATATTTCAAGAGGTTATGGATTATATAAACCGGGAGGAGTTTTAATGGAAGGCAGAGTCAAAACTAAAAAAACAGGAAAAGGAAGTCTCCCAAAAGTTGGAAACATAAAGATAGGTCAGATGATTGAAAAGAATGGTAAAACTTTTCCCTCATCAACGGACTACTTTATACCGAAAAGTAAAAAAGAAAATTATAATCAGATGTTTCGTGACGTTTACGGAGACAAACCGGATTCAATTAGAATTATTTTTTTCTCAGAAGATTTAAAGGAATCATGCTGGGAAGAGTTTCAATATAGAGACTCACAGGGAAAAAACTTTGCTTATGGTGATGGTGAAAATTATTTCGTATACTCACAAAAAGAAAAGCAGTACAAAGAATTTTCTTTATCGAAAAGAAAAGATTTGATAAAAGAAATTGAAGAGCGTTCACCAAAAGGGAAATGGTCACACATATTAAAGTTAAAGTTTTTTATTGTAGGATTAAACATTTTCGGACACTGGGAATTTGATACAAGAGCGGAGTTGACTTCTATCCCTCAAATCCGTGAGACATTTGATTTTGTTAAAAGTGAGCGGGGAAAAATTATGGGAGTTGAATTTGATTTAAATGTCGTAATGGCAAAATCTGACAAGCCGGGAGACATGCGAAAATTTCCTGTAGTGGTTTTGGTTCCTATAATGCCGGAGCAAGACAACTTATTACTTGAAACACCAATAAAACAAATAGAGGGTTAATTAAAATGACTAAATCAAAAGAAGTGCCAGTAGAAAAAAAAATAGATTATAATAAATATATAAATGAACAGCATGAAAGAATGAGAAAAAAAAGCTTTTATGATGATCTCACCATTCCACTTGAAGACCGGTTTTTCATGATACAAGCCGAAATATCAGAATGTGGGGAAGCATGGGTAAAAAATAACTGGGCGAAAAAAGAAACGGTTGAGCAATGTTTGAATAAAGAAATACCATATAATTTTGAAGAATGGATAAAATATACAGTCGAAGGTAAGTTAGCGGATGTTATATTAAGTCTTTTTGACATTTCCGGGTTCCTGGGCGTAGTTATAGTCAAAGATTATCCCACATCATTTACACTTGAAAAAACATTTCTAAGCAATTTGTCAATGTTTAAGAGATTGGTTTATAAGTTGCTGGACAAAATTCAAAATAATTGCGCCAACGAATGGGTTGCTTTTTATTTCTGGGAAATATTTGAACATATAAGATTTTTTTCTGAATGTAACAACATTGATTTATTTCAGCACATTAATATGAAAATGGAGTACGACAGAACCAGACCGCACAAACACGGGAAAAGGTATTGACATGAAGATTACAAAACTAAGGTCATTTAATAAATCAGAAAACAAATTTTATTATTTTTTGAACGGCGGTTATTTTGACGAAAAAGGGCAAATTGCAAAACCATTTCGTTTTGATTGGGAAAATGCTGAATGGTACTCAGGGCTCAGAGACAAAAAAGATAAAGAAATTTATGAAGGCGACATACTAGAATTTGAAGAAAATGAATGGGGCGGAAAAGATAATATATTTGTTGTTGAATGGGACAAAGAAGACGCTTGTGTCATAGCAGGTGGCGGAACAAACAGAGAATGCAGTGAATATAAAAAAGTTATCGGGAATAAATATGAAAATCCAGAACTATTAACGGGGTGTTAATATGAGAGAGATAAAATTCAGAGTATGGTCTAAATTAAACAGAACAATGAATTACTGCGGATCAGACTTAAGCCGATATGGTAAAAAAAAATTAGTCTATATGCAATTCATTGGGCTAATGGATAAAAACGGAACAGAAATTTATGAAGGCGATATAATAAAGTCAACATACGATAGGGATGGTTTTGATTGTTTTCATTTAGGGTTTGTAGAATATGATAATTTTAATTCTATATTTTATTCACATTCAATTAAAAATGAAATTTCTAGAAATTTAGGAAAAATAAATAAATCTATCGAAGTTTTTGGCAATATTTATGAAGACACAGACATATTATCGGGAGACAAAAAAGTATGAGCGTAAAAATCCAATACGGAAAAATGGGTGTCAGCATAAACCAGGTTGAAGTCTCAAAAAAAGAAGTAAACGAAGGCCTTAAGAAAATAGACAACGACTCAATACAAATGGCAAGAATAAAGTTTATCGTAAACGGCAAAGTGATATATCTTTACAACGATAAATTTTCTGGTAAAAAAAATATTAGTTTGGAGTATATTGATAATATCGAAGCGGCTCTGGGGATTGCTTGTCAAGGTAAAGCAAAAAGTTTTTTGGAATTAAATCAAGAAATTAAACAAATTTTAAAGGAAAAATAATATGGTAAACGCAAGCTTACATATCATTTGTGGTAATTGTGGAAGTAAAGATGATTTTTTATACACAATAGAAAAAGATTATTTAGATTTTGGAGATTACCAAGAAGATGCTACGGTTATAAAATGTAAAAATTGCGGGACGTTACATGTTCTTGATAATACCATAGAAAAAAAAGGAAAAATAACATGAGCGACAACTTTTTAATAAAGACCGCAAAAGAAAACAGTTTAATGAAAATAATAAATGAAGAAAAAAGCGAAGATTTCCCGAATCTTTTATGTAGTCCCATCACCGGGAAAGTTTTGGGATATGAAGAGAGCGACGAACATTTTAAAAACAGAGTTATGAAAAAAATAAAAGGGGAATGATATGGATATAAATAAACTGATTAAAGAGTGTCACGAAAACGCAGTTGAAAAAGGTTTTTATGATTGCCCAGAGTGTAAGGGCTAAAAATTCGATTGTTCTGGGTGTGAATTTCAAGACGGTCATTGTGATTTTTGTCAACATCAAGAGCGGAATTTTTGCCCAAACTGCAAAGGTACCGGCATCGACCAAAATAAAAATATTTCTGAATTGTTGATGTTGGTAATTACTGAGATTAGCGAAGCGGTTGAGGCTTTAAGGTGCGGGAATTTATACGGCAAACTTAAATGTCCGGAAGTCATTACAAGCCAGTTATTAAATTGTTTTGAATATGAAATCGCAGACGTTTTCATCCGGCTTTTTGATTTGTGTGGGTATTTAAAGATTGAGAGTGAAGGCAGAATACATCCAAAGTCTATATTGCCTAGAAATATAACAGAACAATTATTCGATATCACAAAGGGTATTTGCTTAATGTCTAAAAATTTGGCTTTATTTAAAGATGATATTTTTCGCATAATTTCAGACTTAAAATGGTTTTGTGAGCGCAATAATATAGATATTGAAAAGCACATTGACGCTAAAATGGAATACAACAAGACCAGACCCAAAAAACATAATAAGGAGTTTTAAATATGTCAGATTTAAACAAAGTAATTCTAATCGGAAGACTTGTTCGTGATCCCGAGATAAAACAAACTCAAAGCGGAACTGCGGTTGCTAACTTTTCTTTGGCTTGTAATAAATCGTATGTTCAAGGCACTGAAAAAAAAGAAATGGTCTCGTTCTTTTCATGTGTGGCCTGGACTAAACTCGGGGAACTCATTGCCCAGTATTGCAAAAAGGGACACCGTCTTGGCATCGAGGGGCGGCTCCAACAAAGAAGCTGGGAAACTCAAAACGGTGAAAAGCGTTCGACTGTTGAAATCGTTGTTGATAACGTGCAATTTCTTACTCCGAAAAATGGAATTGAGCCGGCTCAGTTTTCACAGGATGACCCCAGTGGTGCTCAAAATACACCGGGTGACGTTGACTTTGATCCTGATGCGATACCTTTTTAAATGCCCTCAATGTGATGAAGAGGTTTATTTTGAAAAAGAATTATTGCGAGAAAATGAATAAATGAAAAAATATGAAGCAAGTCTAATAATGGAACTTTTACTAAAAGATTTAAATTGTGAATATGTAAAAGAACACAAATTCCATGATAAAAGAAAATGGCGTTTTGATTATGCCATACCGGGAAATAAAATTGGAATTGAGATCGAGGGTGGAACTACTGGGAATGTTGTCACATGCAACCATTGCAGACAGAAAGTTGGACGCAAATTGAAATCTGGAAAATACGTTTTTATTCGTGAAGGTGGTCGGCACAACTCCATCAAGGGATATGAGAAAGACTGTGAGAAATATAATGCCGCTGCGGTTTTGGGTTGGCGGCTGCTACGGTATACAACGAATATGATTATAAAAAACCCGGCTCAGGTCTCAAAAGATATTGAAAAATGTATGGAGAAACAGTTATGACAAAGAACGAATTAATAAATCAGTTTGAAAATGGATTTCCAGCAGATAATATAACAAAAGATGAAAAAGGGGAATATTTAGACTATATTGTCCTTTGTATGTGGCGTGGATATCTTTGCTGCGCTGACATAAATGGATTAGTTCCACCGGGGACATCTTTAGAGGGTTGCTAATATGATTTATACATGTGAGAATTGCGGGGAACCGTGTCTTGATCGAGGGCATCATAAATTTTCCCAAACTAAAGCAAACTTGGAAAAATACGGTAAGAGACTCGTTCATGATCGAAAAAATATAAAACATTTATGCCCTCAGTGTCACGGGAATTTAAAACCGGATGATAAATACACGGAGCGGGAATTTTGGAAAGTAATGGGGCTTTTGTCCTATTGCAAAAAGAAAATAAATTGCCCCATGGGTGGTTTTCCCTCAGAAGCTAAGTGCGGGGAATGCCGGGAATACGAATTTGACAAGGAATATTATTATTTAACGAATAAGGTAAAAGAAAATCAGTTAGAACCTGGCAGTTACGGGTATCAGGAATGACATTTGTTGACATATGGGTTAACGTATTAATTCAAAACACATCAATAGTCGCTTTATTGTTTTTGTTGAGTCTAATAATTAAGTTTTGGAGAGAATTATAAATATGAATGATGAACTTGATGAATATGGCAGAGGACACGGAAAGATTAGATTCACAGACGGAAGAATAATTTTTGTAAGTGGCGAAGGTTTTGAATCCAAACCTTGCAAAGAATGTGGTTTTGAGTCTGATTATTTATGCGATTACCCAGTGGGAAATAATAAAACATGTGATGCTTTATTATGCGAGAAACATGCTAAAGAAGTCGGAGTTAATATTCATTATTGCCCCGGTCATTATAAAGAACATCAAGATTTTATAGAATCAGGCGGTAAAGTTAATTATTACGAAAATGTGTATTTGATAAAAAAATAAAAATGGAGTTGAATCGTGAATGAACAAATAGAAGAACTAATAAGACTGTCAAAAGAAAATCCTCATCTTGAAATCAAACCGGTCGTTAACTATGAGATAGTAGATGAAGATTCCCTGAACTGGTTGGGGAATATAAATAAAATTGAAAAGGATTTTATTTATATTTTGTACGATAGATGGATTTGCGGCTATGATGACATAATCGAAAACATAGTTGAACATTTGAACTGTGATGAAAATTTAAGCTATGATGAAATTGAAGAAATTGCCAAAAAAGAGTTTGAAGAAAAATTAAAATCTGATCAGATAAAAGAAGCAATACTTATATATATTATTGCTTAGATAAATTAAAAAGGATATAAAATAACTATTAAAGACCATTGTGATTTAAAGCAATGCGTATGTAAAAATGAGGTCTGAAATGAATAAAACAACGCTACTTTTTGAAATAGATCAAAACGGAGTAATGCAATTTAGCAACACAGCTTTAAAAAGACTGGATAAATTCAGGAATGCAAACATCCTTAAAAACGGTGAGGTCACTCTTGAAATAGTGGATAGGCCGGAATATTATCAGCATAAATTTTACCGGAAGTGGATTCTGGAGCCTATCGCTGAAGCTCAGGGGGAAAAAGATTTAGGGTATTTACACGAATTTATTATCAAGAAAGAATTCCTTTATTTTGAAATAAATGATTTAAGGGACATTCCTGAAAAACACCGGCGGCGATGTAGAGTGTTGACTAAAGAAGTCGATGGAGAAAACGAAGGTGAAAAAGTTGAAAAAGTTGTTGCATATATCCCGTCAACGGCTATACTTACATTTGAAGAAATGAAAAAATTTATCGAACAGACCGAAGCTCTCCGGGACGGGTTAACAGATTGGTCGATAAAAACAAAAGAAGAAATAGAAGAAATGAGGGATACGAGAAAAAAAGCATTCGGAGGTGTTTAGATGGAATTAAAAGATTTAGTGGGAGAGCACGTTTTAACCGGGGTAGGGTTTGGAGAATTAGAAAAAAAAGAATGCTATGATGAGGCTCAGAATGTCATTGATTTTATTTTAGATGGTAAAATTATTTCAGCAATAGAAGACCCGTCTGACGGATACAGGTCAATGATGAAGGAATTAATTGAGAACAGACCAGGTGTAGTAATAAACAACCGGTTTGATTCAGTAAAAGTTGTCGGTTCTCTTAGAAATAAAGCCGAATATGAAAGTGAAAGTGAAATAATTGATTTTATTGATTGCATAACAAAAAAAACAGTTTTGTCTGTTGGAACTAAAGATATACAAGATGACTATCCTAATTTCGTATGGGACTGGAATCCTGAAAACCTATGTCATAATCAATAACAATGGCCGAAGTTAAAAAATATGAGATAACAGAAGATAATCTAAATCTTTTCTGTCATCATTACAACGAAAAAGGTTATGACGTATTATCCCATGAACTTTTTTCACCGGAAAAAATATTGCTTGAAGAGATAACTCACATACTTGAATATCAATGTGAGTGCGGGTATAGCACTATATTTTTAGAAACAGAAAAGCCGAACAGACTAAAGAAATGTTTTGCTTGTCAAAAAGATATTACAAAATTTTTATCAATGAATTACCTGGAGGGAAACAGTGAACAAAGCAAAAAGAAAAAAAATAGCTAAAAAATTATTTAAGTTAATAAAAGGCAATAAGCGAGATTATGATTTTGAAAAAGATATGAACAACATTTCAGCTTTAAATAGGCCAATAGGCAAAAGGGAGAACGAACTCAGAAGAAAAAAAATAAAAGTTGTGAAGTTAAAAATAAGTAATAATAATAAATTCAACAAGGGGTAGCTATGAATGCTTTAATATTTGCGGTATTTACTATATTGACTATTTTTGTGGCAACGGTGGCACACTATAAAAAGAAGCTCAGAAACATAGAGAAAAAAGTATTCAGAATTGAGTTTATTGGAGCCGCTACGAATTGCCCCGGTTGCGGCCAAAGGCTTTACGGTGAAGAGAATTTTTGTCAATCTTGCGGAGCTAGTATGGAATGGATAATAAAAAAATGAAATCAAATGATAAAAAACTGTATAGGTTTGAGTTTAATATTCCATGGGTTGTTAAATTTAAAGGTTGTTTCATTCACAGCGAAAAAGATTTTATTGAGAAAATAGGTCAAAAAATAATAATTTCAGAGTGTGCCGGGGAATGCTCTGGACAAAATAGAAAAATAGAAGTAGAAATTAACACGGAAAATATAAAAGAAATAACAGACGATCAAGATTTTATTAAAAAATTTAAAGAATATAATTTGGAATCGGGAATAAATCCTTTTAATATATTGGGGGTTTAAATGGAAGTCAAAAATAAAAAAATTAAATTTACTGAATTATATGAGCACGGGGAATATAAAAAGGAATCCGGCGAGGGGTTTGTAATAGGTAGCGGTGAAAAGGAAAGGGACGGTCAGGAATACTATTTAGTAATTAATGGTTGCCGGATATTTGAAGTATCAAAGGAAAATGCTATAATTTTATAAAATAAAAGAAATTATTAAATCAAGACGGGAGGGTTTTATGGGCATACAAGAAATCTTAGACAATGAAGTAAAGAAATCAAGGCAAAAAATGTTATCAAAATCAGATCAATTGACAATCGGTTTGATTTTAGAAAAGTTGGATCCTATTTTATTAAAGCAAAAAGAACGAATAGAAGCTGGTCTAGGTGAGGCAACGGTTTATTTTGATTTTGAATATCTATTCCCTGATAAAATAGATAGCTGGCGTGGAAGTTATTCTGAATTAGCGTTAAACTTCACTTCAAGTGATGACGGAGACGCCCCATTACCAGTAACAAATTTTCATATAATGGTCAAAAACTCAATAGGATGTACTTTTGGAGGATACAAAGGCGGGTATTTTGTAATGGATGAAAATACACCGGTATGGGTAGCTAATTATGGGAACTCAGGAAGTACCGCAGTTATAGACATTGTTGATTATGGTTATCAGGTTGTTATTATAACTGGATATAGAGAATTTTCATAAAGAATGGAGGTTAATATGAGAAACCATTAAAAACCAAAATAACCCCTGGGTGAACCGGAAGTACGCCTGGGGATTATTTAGTTTTTCACATATTTATTATAAATTCAAATCAGGAGAAAATAAAAAAAAATGATAGATATTATAGTTTATATTATAATAGGTATTGTAATAGGTTATATTGTTGAAGATGTTTTGATCCCGTATTTCAAAAAAAGTGAGAATCAAATTAATTCGTGTCCAAAAGACGACAAGAGTGAAATGGAAAATTTTATAACCTATTATAAAAACAAGATTGGCATAGATAGATTTAAAAAGATTGAACCTGTATTAAAAGATATAAACATACCAACAACAAAAAAAGAAATAAAAAAAATAATTAAGGATATAAAGGAGGGGCGCTATGATGATTCGTTTGATATATAGGAAAATTAAATAAATGTTTGGAGGTTGTTTTTTTTCTTGACATTTTATTATAAGTTTGTATGCTTCACAAAAGTAACAAATAAAAAAACTCCCTTAAATCTTGCAAGGAACAGAGGGAGCCTTTCGTAACTCTTTTTCAGATAGAATAGGGCAATCAAACCATTCTTAAACACATTAAAAATTTTTTAAGACCTACCTGTCGAAAAGCCCGGAATCGTCGCTAAAACCTTCCGGGCTTTTTATTGTAAAAATTCACTTGACAAATACAACATTATTTATTATATTTCAATTAACTTTGCGAAACTAATTTTTCCCTGGGTGTCCCCTCCCCCCATTTAGCACCCAGGGAATTATAAAAACCATGAGAAACGAACAATATATCAGAAAACTGAAAAAAACCTATGAGACCAGAATAAGCGAAGTAAAAGAGTTTATTGGCACCAACCACGGAAAACACATAAAAGTACTCTCTGAATTATACGTCCTTAAAACAAAATACGAGAATTTTCTTGACATTGTTCAGGTAGTACTGGGCGAGAAAGACATCAAGGATTTAAGCTAATGATAAATGCAATAAAAGTGCTATTTGTGGGGTTTGTGAATGGGTAAATCTTTGGAATATACAGAGAGCGAAGTGCTTGAAGCTATAAAAGGCTGTTCGGGTGTAGTGACAAATGTAAGTGAAAAACTTAAATGTTCATGGAATTCAGCTCAAAAATACATAAATGAATATGAATCGTGCATACAGGCCTTTAAGGATGAGGGAGAACATCTTCTTGATACCGCTGAAAACAAACTGAAAGAAGCTATTGAGGGCGGTGACATGCAAATGGTCAGATATTTATTATCAACAAAAGGCAAAAAGAGAGGGTATACGGAAAAGCAGGAAGTTGAGCTCACTGGGGAAAAGCTAATTTACCTTGAAAAGCAAGATGAAGGGTTGTAAAATGAAAGGAGAAAAAAGGCCTTTTAGTAAAACAAAAAAACAAATAGAAGTCATTAACTTAATGACTAAATTTGTGGAAGTTTTGCTAAGGGGCGGCTGAGTTCACGTTCAGGAAAAACTTTTATCGCTATTTATGCCATTTTTGTTCGTGCGCTTAAGCATGACAAATCAAATCATGTAATAGTTAGAAAGCATTTCAACCATGTGAAGCTGTCTATTTGGGGTCAAACTATCCCGGCGGTGATGAAAGTAGCCTTTCCGGGGCTAAAAGTAAAAGAAAACAAATCGGATTGGTATATTGAGTTTAATAATGGATCCCGTGTTTACATAGGCGGCACTGATGACAAGGAACGTATAGAAAAGATTCTCGGGACTGAATGGGACACCATCTATATTAATGAGGCCTCACAAATCCCATTTGACACCTACGATACCCTTAAGACTCGATTAAACCCGCAGGAAGGGATTAAACCTCTTTTCCTGATTGATTATAACCCGCCGTCAACAAATCATTGGGGTTATACTATTTTTACAAAGGGGTTGAACCCGGAAAACAAAGAACCGCTAGAATTTCCTGACCGGTATGCCGAGATTCAAATGAATCCTACCGATAATCTTGATAATTTGTCACCTGGATATATCGAAACGCTTAACTCAATGAGTGAGAAAAAAAGGAAGCGGTACCGGGACGGGGAATACGGGGATGACTCAGAGTTTGCACTTTGGAAACGTGAATGGATAACGGAGCACAGATTAACCGATATTATTAAGAATGCAAAACTTATCCGCAAGATGGAAAAAGTTGTTGTTGCGGTTGACCCCGCAGTTACAGGAAAAGACACCTCTGATGATACCGGGATTATTATAGCGGGTAAAATAGGATACGGAGACAACGAGCGGTATTATTTAATTGAAGACCGAACCTACCACGGATTAGTCACGGGATGGGGTGAAGCGGTTTGCAAAGCGTATGATGATTACGAGGCCAATATTGCGGTGGGTGAAGTTAACAACGGCGGTGACCTCGTTGAAATGAATATAAAAAATTATAACAGGAATATAAATTACGCCTCAATCAGGGCAAGCAAGGGAAAAGCTGTCAGAGCTGAGCCAATAGCGGAATTATACCGGCGTGGACTTGTTCACCATATCGGAGAATTTCCGGAAGTAGAAGATATGATGTGCACCTGGACCCCTGAAGCGGGGGAGTCTCCGAATAATATGGACGCTCTCGTTTGGGCGTTTAGTTACTTATCGGGAATATCTGAGCCAGATGCGGGCGTATTGTATAAATTTTAGTTGCAAAAATAAAGGTATGGTTTTATAAATAGTTATGAAAGATATAAACAAGTACATATTAAACGAAGTCGTAACTAAATTTAATGTCGGTGAAAAGCAGTTAAATGAGTCCTTTGCTGAAATAGGTACCGTCGCTGAAGATTACAATGTGAGCTATTTAGAAACGTGCCTTGTTTTAGGAATTTTAGGTAGTAATGGGATTCACGGGAAAAGAGCTGGTGAAATAATTAAAGAAATAATTAAGGAAATGTTTTTGTATTGCCGTGATGAAAATATAGATTATCTGAGGTTTGGCGGATTTGAAAATTATGGTTTTTATAATTTTCTCTTTAGCCTTAGTTTTGAAGAATCTGAAATAATCAAAACTATTAGTACTAAAAATAAATTATATATTAATTACATTATTAAATCAAAGAAAGCCCTTCAATCTATTTATGGAATAATATTAGAAAGTTCAAGCAATTTAATAAAAGGTATACATGGAAAATAAAAACGACGAAACAAAAGAACCCGAGGTAAAAGCAGAGATAAAACAAGACGCCTGGGGAAATGTAATAGCCGGTTTTAATCAAGCGGGAAAAGACAAGACGGTTGGAAACGATTTCGAGCCGCCAGACTTGCAATTCTTTAATGACAAAACTCTTACAGATATATATGTCAGCGAGGGACTGGGTGCAACAATAATCAAGCGTCCCGCCGACGATATGACACGGGAATGGATCACTATTAAAAACGACACCGATGGTAAAATCCAGGAAGAACTTAAAAGGCTTAAATCTCACAACGCAATTAACACGGCGATAAAATGGGCAAGGCTTTACCGGGGGGCAATTGTCGTGATGTTTTTTGAAGGTGATAAGAGCGACCTGGAAAAACCCGCTCCGGCAACGATCAAAGGAATAAGAAGCCTCCGGACGTATTCAGCCGCAAGAATTGACTTCATGCCAACCGATATAAATGAAAAGTTTGATAGTGAATATTACGACGAACTGGAAGTCTTCCCAATTCGTAAAAGAAACGGCGGGGCAATGCGAGTCCATGCGAGCCGGTGCCTGGTGTTTAAAGGAGAAGTGGCGCCGGATTATGACAGCGGTATTGATTTAAAATTTAGATACTGGGGGCTCCCTGTCTTAGTGGGCATATGGGATAAACTCTCAAATTACGGAATTGTTGAGAAAAGCGTAGCTGGGTTAATGCAGGAATCAGTTATAGGGAAATATGTATTCAAAAACCTTTTGCAGATGTTGGCTCAGAATGACAACGAAGGTATTAAGCAAATATATAACCGGGTTCAAATCATTAACATGGCCAAGTCTACAATCAACGCAGTTATCCTGGCCGAAGGTGAGGAGTACTCCAGGGATAGCATAACTTTTTCCGGTATACCTGAAATAATAGACCGGATGATGATGAACCTAAGTTCGGTCTGTAAGATTCCCGTTACCATTCTTTTCGGGCGTTCCCCTGCGGGAATGAATGCAACCGGGGACAGCGATTTCCAGGGGTATTACGACGACATCCGGGAAACTCAAAAAAACTGGCTGTATTACCCGATGAAAACATTAGTTGATAAAATCGCCATGTACACAAAGGTCAGCGACCCTCAAATTGAATTTAACCCGCTCAAAGAAGAAAGCAAAAAAGAAAAAGCTGAGACACGGAAATTAAATACTGAGAGCGATAAGATTGATGTTGAGATAGGGGTGTCAACGGCAGAAGACATAATTGAGAAAAGAGCTGAGAAATCGGAATGATAAGACGATTCATATTCTGCCTATTTAAAAATCTTATCCGTGAAGAGATCGAACAGGCAATCGCCGAAAAATCAATAAACGCTCTTGACTCTCCGAACGTACATGTATATGATAGCACCATGGAAAATTACACGAAGCAATGTTTAGAAGATAACAGGAGAAAAAGAGATGAGCAGAAATAAAAAAAGATTTAAAGAAAAATATTTAAATCATGTCGGCAATGTTTGGGGAATATTAAAAAATACAATTGTAGCAATAACCGAAGTATTTAAAAATACAATAGCCGTCATAGGCAATGTGTGTGTCAATGAAGCAAATAATTATAAAAACTGGACTAAACAAAATGAAAATTAAAGCAAAATGGGTAAAATTAGTTTCATATATAAAGGCGGGGTCAAGGAAGATATTAATTTGCTTGGTTAGACAGTTTGTCAAAGAACAAAGCATTGCTACAATTGTAAAAGAGATCGAAACAGCTTTTGACGATTTATGTGTCAAGGAAGCAAATAATTATGGTAACTGGACTAAACAGATGGGAGGCAACAAATGAAAAAAAAGAATAAAAAATCAAGTGAGCAGTCAGTAAAAGAAGATGGTGTTTTGTCATTAGATAAATTTAAGGCTGAATTTGCAAAACTCTCTTTAGAACGACACGGGAGGGAAATAGATGAAACGTTCTGGGATTCATCGGAAGGGGTTGCGATTTTATCCGCATTTGAACAAGGTGAGAAACTATCAGGGTATAATAAAAAAAATCTAGACAACATGGTAAAAAAAATAGGTGTTTCAACAATAGACAGACTTAAATCTGAATTTGCAGAACATGCTCTGGAACACGGGAAAGAAATAAATTTTACTTTCTGGGATTCTGCTAATGGAATTATGCTTGAATTCATGTTTAAGCAAATCGAGCGAATAGAGGGAAATAACGAACCACAAAACCAACACGATGAAGACTTTGACAAATTATTAAAAAAATATAAAATCGAAAATGACCAAAAACAAGATGTAGATATAGAATCTTTAGTAGATGGAATAAAAAGAAAAGTCAAAGAGATGGAATAAAAAGGAAAAAAGAAATGGAAAACCATGAATCAGATTGCAACTACGCTAAAGAATGTACAAAAAAACAAAAGAATTGCAACGAATGTCTTCGTGTTGATTTGAAAGGCGGAAGGTCTGAAATAGTTATTGAGTCAGGTCGAGATCGTATAGATGTTCTAAGATTTGATAAAAACGAAAAATTATTAGATAAAGGCTGGGTTGACGGAGTTTGTAATAATTGCGGGGGCTATGTTTATGAATTTCCTTATCCTGATTTTTTCTCAGATGAACTTTCTCATTCTGATTTTTATGTAGATGACGAGTCCATATTGGCTGATTATGTAAATTATTGCTCTAATGAAAATTGCAAAAATCATAAAAGACATTACGTTGGGGATATGGAATCTCTTGATTATTACAGGCATAAAGGATAAACAAAATGGAAAACCATAAGAAAAAATTAGTTGACGGCCTTGTTGAACATTTGAATGATTTAGAAATCAGCACAGGTACATCCGAAGCCCCAACCATACAGTACATTTTAAACGAAATGGCTAAGATGCAATGTCGGATTGATGAGCTTGAAGAAAACGCTTTAACGGCCATAAACACATCCCATTCAATTGTTGTTGATAAAATTTCTAATTTTAAAAAATCAAAAGAAAACTATACACAGTTTAAAACCTCTGACGGTTACGTCGTTGAAGTTACTAAGTTTGATGTAGACGGAAACGGTGTAGGGTAATGAAAACAAACAAAGAATTATACAAAGAATTAAACGAAAACGGCCATAGCTATACGTCTGGGTTTGACTCACTCATGGAAGAGTATAAGAAATCAAAATGTAATGATTTAGATCATCTTGCCGAAGCCGGGAAAAAGGGCGCTGAAGCCGGGATGAAATGCCGTGAAGCTGCGGAACGGTTAAGCGTGACTATGCAAAAATTGATATGTCCTACTCGTGAAGGTAGAAAAGCGCTTAAGTATGTTGGCATTGAAGAAAAAGATCTTCCCCCGTGGAAGCTCCCTGAAAAATATTTTACTAAACGGGAGCATTTGAACTATGATATATATGAGCATGAAAAAGATAATTTG